CATTTATGCTTTTGTTAAAAGTGTTTTTTTTTCGATGGATGCATCTGAAAGACCAGCTCAATTTGGTATTGGTAATTGGGATGACATAGAAAAAATGTTAAATCTTAACTTTGATGACAAACAAGGCAAAGTTAAAATTGCCATAGACAAACAATCTTTTAATGATGCTAATGGTTACCCAGCTTATAAATTAAGTATTTGGGAAGGAGATTTTGTTATAACTTTAGATGGTAATTTTAAACCTGCTGGATGGCAACCTACTCCTAGCAATAATCAAACTGGTAGTTTAGCTGAATATAAAAATAGTGTTGCTAATCAAATTTATGAAACATTTAAAGATAGTACATGGTATCAAAAATTACCTGGAGATGATGCTAATTGGACTAAAAGAGCAATACATAGCATTATTAGAAATAGTATAAGTTTAAGTGATTACAGATTTTATCCTGATATTCCAGGATTAGATGATCAACCTAAAGAAGTAAAACCTTTTGCTTGGATAGCAAGAATGATTGGTTTTGATGGTGATCTTAGAGAAATTCAAACAGAATTAAATTTAGCAGCTAACATAGCTAAAGAAAATTATACTTATCAAGAAGAAATAGATGCAAATAGAGATTTAACTAATGCTGAAAAAGTAATTGAAGCATTAATGCCTCCAGAAAAAATGATAATGAACAATAATGCAATGGGCTTACAATTTAAACATTATGCATTAAAAAATTACAATAATAGTGAATTAAGATTAACTCATAGAACAAATAATTGGATGGCAGTTAGTTCTGCTGATTGGGATGGAGAGCTTCCTTTAAATTATCATAGAGATAGTAGACATGTTGCAGTTTTTTCTCATCCTAAACAAAGTATTAGAGCTGCGGTAAAAACAATATTAAATCATTCATCATTAACAGTTAAAGCTAATGATGTTGTTAAATTATATGGCTCAGAACCTACAATAAGAGAAATTCTTACAATGTATGCTGAAGATACCAAATCATATTTAGAAGCTTTAGATAGAGAAACAAACATGGATCCAGATCAAACAATTAACATAATGAATGCAAATCAAATGCATCAATTAATAAAATTTATGATTCAACATGAAATGGGATTTAATTATTATGAAGAAAAATTTGGCATAACTAATGCATATGTAGATTCAGTTATATTTACAGGATTTAATGAAGCTATTCATTCATACAATGGTCAATTAGGTGAGTTGTATAAATGATAACAATGTACCCTCAACCAGTAACTTTAGATGATTTAAAAGCTAAAGAAACAGAACAAATTACATTTGATTGGTGGAAAGATTTTAAAGGTGGTTTTGAAGCTGAAAATTTACCTACTATGTTGTACCAACATATGTTGGATAATTCAGATTTTGTTGCTGAAGAAAATTATAATCCATCTCAAGATCCACAATTAGAAGGTTATGAAAGTCATATGCATTTATTTTATTTTAGTAAAAGCAGAGCAGAAACTGCTGCTTTAATACAAAAATATCGTAAACATCAAGAATTAAATTACCATTCTCCTTATCATTGGATTGGTAAAATATCTGGAGCTATTCTAGATCCATCAACATTTTTACTTTTTACTAAAATGGGAAATGTTGGAAAAGCAGTAGGTACAGCAATGACTATGGAAGAAATTGCTAAACAAAATGTAGATCCTTTAAGAGATGATAGTTATTTACCTTTAGTTGCTGCTTATGGTTATACCTTGCCTTATTTATGGGCTAAAATGAGTGGAACTCCTAGTCTTAAAGCTCAAAAAGAAATTAAACAATTAGATAATTATTATAATGGTCATAAAGCAAGTATGAATGATAGTGATATTGCTTTAGATGGTACTTTTGTAAATCCTAATAAAACTGATCCTAGCCCTAGTGCAGTAGGAGCTGCTGCAACATCAGGTACTAAAAAAAAATTCACATTTGAAAAAAGAATGCATGGTGAAAGTTTTATTAAAACAAATTTAAAAGTATTTGGAGAAGATGGGCCATGGACACCTGTATTTAGAGTTATAAAACAAAACACATCTTTGACAGCAAGAAACATGATGTCAGATTTAATAGATACTCCTTTATTAAAATTAAAAAATACTAAAGCTTGGGGTTTTAGTGCAAGTGGTAAATCAATAGAAACAGACATGCGTATGATGAGAGTTGGTGAAATTGAATCTCATAAAATGGTTAAAAACCAATATTTAAAATATGTTCAAAGACAACAAACTGTAACAGGAGATTCTGTACCTAAAACAGATTTTATGATGATGTTTAAAAACAGAAGTAAAAATGCTCAATTAGAAGGTTGGTTAACAGAAACACAATTTGCTAAAGAAGTTACTATTGCAAGACTTAATAGTTTTGATCATGCAATACCTGAAGTAGCAGAAGCTGCTAGAATAACTCAAAAACAAGTTTATGAACCTTTATTTAAATTAGCTAATGAACTTAAAATAAGAGAAATACCTGTTAAAAAAGAATTAAAATTTTGGGAAACAGAATTAAAAAAATTAAAAGATAAAAAATTAGGAGCTGTATCTTACACAAGTAAATATGGTAAAAAAGAAACTACAATTTATAATATTTCAAGAATTGAAAAAGAAATTGACAAATTAACTCAAAGACTAAAAAGAATACAAGATGGTCAAGGTGTTAAAGATTACGTCAATATAGTTTATATTAAAAATGCTATTGATAAAAACCCAGCAAGATTTAAAGAAATTATAACAGATTTTTATGCTAGAAAAGGCATTCCAATTAACAAAGCTGATTTAGAAAGATTAGTTAAAGATTTATCAAATCATTTTCCTTTTGTTAAACCTAGAAAAGGTGATTATGAAGATGTTCAAAGATTTGTATTTGCTGATCCAAGATACGCAAGAGCTAATAGAGCTAGAGAATTAAATTTAGATAAACAAGCTCAATTAGATTTAATAGCAGAAGGAATGATACTTTCTGACATATATGCATTACAAAAAATATATTCACGTCAAATGATACCTGATATTTTATTGACTAAAAAATATGGTGATCCAAATGGTTTAGGATTTAAATATTTAGAAGATGGTGAAATGTCTGGATTTAATGCTGGACTTCATACTATTCAAGCAGAATACAATGCTAAAATTGCTTTTGCTAAAAAATCAGACAAAGTAAAACTTCTTAAAGAACGAGATCAAGTTTTATCAGATTTAGAAGCAGCTATTGAACTTATTAAAGGTACATATGGTTTACCTGCAAATCCTCATGCTTGGACTTCTACTGCTATGAGAACTATGAAACATTATAATGCATTAACTATGCTTACAGGTTTTATGGCAGCAGTACCAGATATTGCTCGTATTACTATGACTTCTGGAATTACTAGAGGATTTAAAACTCAATTTGAAATGTTTGGAGATTTTTTTGGAAAAAATCAATTGTTTAAAATGGGTAAAAAAGAAGCTCAATCTTTTGGTGAAGCTGTTGATATGGTTACAGGTCAAAGAGCAATGTTATTTGCAGATGTAGGAGATATGTTTGGTTTAGCTAATAGACTTGAAGGAGCTATGGGTAAAGTATCAGCAATTAACTTTATGTATATTAACCTTATGTCTAGATGGACAGAAATGGCTAAATCAATGGCATCCGTTACTATTGGTTCTAGAATTATTGAAGATTCTATTAAATGGAGCAAAGGTGGTTTATCAGATAAATGGAAAACAGCTTTAGCTACATCAGGTATTGATGAGCAAATGGCTATTAGAATAGCTAAAGAATTTGAAAAACATGGCAAAAAAACAAAACATAATTTTATGGCTAACACTTCTCAATGGACTGATACACAAGCTATTGATGCTTTTGGTGCAGCACTTAATAAAGATATTAATGTTACAATTGTTACGCCAGGTTTAGGAGATACTCCTAAATGGATGAGTACTGAATTAGGTTCAACATTTGCACAATTTAAAAAATTTGCAATGTCATCAACTCAAAGAATGTTGATGAGGGGTATGCAAGAAAAAGATTTAGATTTTTTATTTGGTGCAATGATGTTAATGGGATCTGGTATGCTAATTGATGGAGTTTATCATCTTT